TCGATGATTTCAGGAGTAGCATCCGGAATCTTAATCGAGTCTGTCTTAATATGGGCAACAGTAAAGCCTCGCTTCTGGACCTCATGCTTGAGGTTAACCATAAACAAGGCTCCGCGTTTAGCTACAATATTGTCTTTATTACGAGGGTCTCTGAATGGATGTTCAAAGCTTGCTGATGTCAGACCATACACCGAGTTAATAGCAATTTTTAGTGCCTGTGCCAAATCAGCCGCAGCGGATTCGTCCGTCAGATACTTAGCCAATGCTCCATTCAGCATCTTTTTCGCTTTATCAAACTCTTTGTGTTTGATGGCGATACGAGCCTGAAGAATATCATTGAATCGCTTAGTGTATTCAGGTCCAAACAGATCTTCTGCAACAATGCTGCTCGGATGCATGGAAGCAATATCAAGCAAGGCAATGTTACTATACATACCCGGTTCGGCATAAACATAACCGCCTTCACCAACTTCTTCGCCACGATAAATAGATTTACCAGCATCGTAAGTATAACCAGGAAATACAGGTCGCTTGTTCTTATCAAACGCCGTATATTCGTCATAGTCATCTACACGGAACGGCAAGTCTGCATTCGGGTCAAAGATAGTGCTTTCGTCTCCCATAAAACGATAGTTGAACTGATCCTGCGGTTTTCTATTATTACCGAAGATGATCTTAGTAGTCAGAGAGTTAGTTGTGTCATTAACAGTCATGCCTGCAACATCAGCCAGAATCTGTCGTGCAGTGAAGTCTGCCTTACGAGCATTGAAAGTAGCCTCGGTAGCAATAACATCGTTATCACAATATTCGGCAACTTTAGTCCAAAGCTCTTCCGGAACAGGCTGATCCCATGGAAGTCCAAGCTCCTGATGGTGCAATCCCAATTCGATTTCAAACTTCTTCAGAGACTGCTTTTTACTGGAGAAGTCATAAACATCTGTATAGGAGACATTATAAGCTTCGCCAAAGAAACAGTTTCCATTTCCGTTAATAATCTTATTGGAAAGGTTAAAGAGCTGTTCATTGGAATATCCCATGAGTCGAGCATAGAGGATATGATTATCGTATCTGCGGCAGTTAAAGCCTACAAGACGGAACTGCATCAATTCCTCAATCTCAGCAGGTGTGGGGTTAATCATACGAACAACAGGCTTACCTTCACCTTCAATCTTCCAGTTGACGAGGAAGAGATTAGGGAAGACCTCCACATCATAAAAGACGAGTTTCGCATCATCGTTTTTTACCCCAGCAGACTGTTCAGCCGATTTGAACTGCATCTTATTGACCAGTTTGATACAGTAATCAGCTTGATGTGTGCTGCTTGCTGCAAATGCTAATACCGCATTACGCATATCAGTCACATCGTATTTAAGGTCGCTCGAATAAGCTTCCTCAAGAATTTTGTAAATGAAGTCGATACTTGGCTTAGTAGCCGGATGGTATTCCTTATTCAAATTGCGTTTGATTTGGGTTCTAAGACCTTTCTCGCTCTTCACTCCTTCGAAATTTACCATTTGTTTTTCTCCTTTCAGTGGTAAACCAGAGTTAATAGTAGCGATTGGCAAGTCATTACATTTAGTAAGCTTTCGTCTCAACGAGCTTTTTCCGGTGAAGACCTTGACCTCAATATGGTCATCATAGACTCGACTCAGTTTCGTCGGATCTCCGGAATAAATATAATGAAGATGGATGCCCTGCCCACTCTTACTAAGTTCAGCGTAAGTAGGAGGCCATTTACTTGCCTCTTTGAGATTCAGTTCAAAAGACTTATTGCCGTCTCTGTCTTGAATATCAAAGTCGATAACAATATGGTTTTCCGGGACTTTGACATAATGAATTCTCGAAGTTGTCATTTCACTCAGCTTTGTAGTAACCTCATCCCACTTTGAAGTAGGGGTTTCTTTTGCTGTAGCATACTGAGCCGGACAATCGGCACATTCACGGTCAAAGACTGATGCCTGCTTTAAGAATTCGATTTGTCTATGCTCTGGTTCTTGTTTTTCGGTGTTGTTGGGCTCTTCAAACTTTTCAGTTCTGAAACCAGAGTAATAGCTCCTAACACGAGTCCCATCTTCGAGATTGAATCTTTCTTTATACTCCCGGAAGTAGTTCTTAAGTTCTTCTTTGAAGATTCTCTGTGAGAATGGGAAAGTTACTTTCGCCTCATCGCAATAGGTTTTATACATCTCCCACGAGGCTTTGAGAGTTGTCCCGTCTTCTCGTTTGAAGACATGGTAAGAATCAATAATGAAGTTATAAAAATCATTAGATGCACCGAGCATTGTTACGGGAATATAATCATCGTACTTACCCGGATTTGACAGGTATACTTCTTGACAATGGTAAGCAATCGCACCAAGTTCAAAGTCAATCTGCTTTGTCACTGCCTTGTATTCCTTAGGCGCCAATTTATTGCCGGACGGAGATACATCAATCAATCGTCTGATAAGACCAGACTTTGCGTCCGTAATCTTTACCGGCTTATTAGTGCCCATAAACAAGAAACACTTAAAGCGACTAGCATAGGTAGACTTAAACTTTTCGTTTACCGTCATCAGCTCGTGAGAGACAAGGCTATTCAGTCTGGTATTATCCTCAATTCGTGACAGATCGCCATCGTGCTGGATGGCAACAAGAGGATTAGTCTTGAATGCCTCCAATGCAAACGAGTTACTTGAAGAGCCAAGAGCTTTCGCATCAAACACAGAATAGTAGCCTTCGAAGAGCTGCTGAATGATGTTCAGAACTGTTGATTTACCTGTACCCGCTGCACCATAAAGAACCATAAACTTCTGCAATTTCTTCGACTCACCACAGACGATAGAACCAATAGCCCATTCAATCTTTGCTCTTTCTTCTTCGGTGTAGAGCGTAGACATGAGCTTATCCCATGCGTCTATAGTCCCTTGTTCAAGAGGATACTTAAGTCGCTTGCTTGCATAGTCCTTTTTATTTGTAGGGGTATTAGAGAATATCAACTTCTCGTCCAACATATGGAACGAGTCTCTCATTTGCTTCTGACAGTATTTATGCCACGAATCAATCATTCCAGATTCGGAGTCCCACATATGCAGGACTTTGATGTTCGCGTCAAAATGCGAGCGATTTTCTTCCGCGTATCGATCAAGTTCTCGGTCAATAAGCTGGAGCGCATCTTGCTCGTCTGTAGACCATAAACCTCGGTCTTCCAGCCAAATGGCATAGAAGTCACCGCCTCGGATCATAAGATCAGAGCTTTTTTTAATGATAAACTTCGGATAGATTTCTATTACACCACGCTTCGTACTACGGGTTGAAATCATTAAAAAGTCGATCATTGAGGTTCATTAGTCTCCTTCCGTCTTTTTGAGCTCCTTGATCTCCTTTTTCAGGCTTTCCAAGTCGCGGTTAATGCTACGAATTTCCATCTCCTGAAGAATGAGATGAAGTGTCATGGTCATTCCCAAGAATGCAACACTGCGATTAAAGGAAGCCTGCTTTCTAAGCGACTTTGAAATCACTCGCAGGGTGGTCTCAGTGTCATTAAGACTACTGAAAATATAACGAATCATATCAGGCATTTTTCTTTTCTCCTTTCATCATTCCGGCGAGGAACTCATCGATAGTTTCGAACTTCCAAGAATCAGGCTCTATGAAAGTGAAAACAAATTCCTGCCCATCATTTTGGCGCACACGAATGCTGTTTCTACCGTTAGGAAAATACTCTTTTGTTTGAGCAGCACGGTCGGGCAAGCATTCAACATAGTGCCCGTAAACTTCACTGTGGATCATATTGGTAGTCCTCCTTACAGGATGCTGTCCAGATACCAGTTCATTTGATACCAAATCTCAGCAGATCTCATATCACTCTTGCAGCGTTCAACTGTGAATAAACCGCCTTCGCCATTTCGTTTGTACTTGCGGTTCATGAAACGAAATATCACTTCGTCCGTATACGCCGCATCGAATCGAGAATCACTCATAGTACCCAGACCAAGGTTTACAATCATGTTCCAAAACCATTGGCCCATGCGATCACCTGCGTCAGAGTCTTGCATAATATGCTCCTCGCAACGAAATGCCAGCGCAATCAGCATCTCTAAAACGCTACAAGGGCGATTGTCCAAATAACTGGCAATCATAGGACCCTCGTATTTATGTTCGTAACCGAAACGGTATCGAAGATCCATCCCATCTTCAGCTCTGTTACCATCCATCGGATGAGTATACTGGAAGTCAATCTGGTGCAGATGACTCAGCAGTTTCCGATAAGACAATCTTCGATTGTACCGTTCGTTACATACGAGCTGACACATCCATTCAAAATATTCGTTGTTCAGCTCTAATTCAGTCATTTAGTCCTCCATATCGTCGGGATCAATTCCAGCAACAGCAGCGAAGGTACGATTATCTCTACAGATTTCGTAATCGCATCTCCGACGGTCATTACGAATATGAACAGAATCCTCTTCATAATCACCGAAATGCTCTGCAAAGTCTTCACCAACGGTGTCTTCAATATTTTCTACGCGTTCGTCTTCGTCGTCCGCCAGAATTCCATCAGAGTAATAGGTCAAGCTAATAGTAGTGTAGCTTCCTACGCCATACTCCTCAGGAGGGATAACATAGGGTCTCTCAACCACAGTTTCATCCTCCTCGTCCTTTTTCTTAACGCCACTCTGCTCGCCAAGATCAGAATAGTTGGTATAACCCTGTTCCTGCAACTTAGCAGCATAGTTTACAAGATCCGGCTTGAGCTTAGCCAAGTCAGCCTTCTGCTTATCGGTTTTGTCCGAGTTCTCGTCAAAGTCCTTTTGGGTCTTCTTCAAGACATTGGGCTTGCGTTCAGCGAAAGCAGCTTTAACCGAATCGATTTCTTCCTGAGCAATCTGCTCGTAATATCTCTTGCAGTAAAACCATGCTCCAGCCGCACCAACGGTGGCACCGGCCAAGAACATAGCAAAGTTGATTTTACTCATCGTAGTCCTCCTCGATTTTAATAGTAATAACAGTTACGGCGAGACCTCCGAACAGCAACGCTGCGCTCAGAAGAATCCCGCCGATAATATGTCTTTTTCTCTTGCTATCAAGCATAGAATCAACAGCAGAAATGAAGTCATCTAAAATATCCATTTAATACTCCTTTCCACCAGTGAGAACAGCAATACCTCCTACAAGGCAGAGTCCAGCCATAGTGGAAAGAATGTAAGAAAACAAAGCTCTCATCATATGTTTCTCCTTTCATCAATCGTAACTTGAGAAATAGTGACAACACTCTTGAAACATTGGCTCTCCATACTTGCTGTAGTCACCAGCCGTGAAGAATACGCACTCATAATTTGTGCGATTCAAGAGTTCTTCTTGTACCAGTTCGACAATTTCAGGCATAATATAGCATCTTTCAATACGCCCATTCCACATGGAGCTGAACGCATTAGGATAGAATATCACATCATGCACTGTGTCAGGAAAATGAGGATCATCCATTCGATTCAGAATCGTATCAATGACGAGTCTCTTACCCAATTCAGTTTCGCCCTCGGCTTCAGCCATAGTGACTAAAGCAATAAGCTCAATTTCTTCTTGAGTAATTGGATAAGGCCATATTTCCTCAACCGGCTCACTGTAGTGAACCATTTCAAATGTGATTGGTTCGGATACAGCGGGCAGTGTAGAAGCTGTCACTTCAACGATGTCATCGTCCGTACGGATAGGTTCACCGATAATAGTGAGTAGCACCACAAAGCAAAATATAAAGCTAAAGAATCCGAATGCAATCCTCGGTAATGTACGCATAATTAGTTCTCCTTTATCTTAAAAATAACCACCTCCAGATATCAAAGTCTGAAGATGGTTTATTACATCTGACTCCAGATGTCACCTTCGACATTAAAGTCGAGCAGAAGAGCAGGCTCATGACGACCGTCTTCGGTCTCACGCTCTACTTCGATAATGCGGAAGTTGATATAACCGTCAGGACCATTCTTAGTCCAACCTACGATCTGACCAGCAGGAGTACGAGGAAGATCCAGATCATCGAGCACCTCGTTCAGATAAACATGACCACGAGCCTGGAGCTTATCGTTTGCATACTGCTGCTGAGCCTTCAGGAACATACGGTTGTAGTCCATATTGGTTTCGTAATTACGGCTCTTGTTGTCGAAGTAAACGGCATAATCACTCTGGAGATTAGGGTCAGTAACCATAACAGTCTTCTTGACCTTTTTCTGCTTGCCAGTCTCCGGATCAGTTTCGATTTCCTCGAACTTCTTCGCCTTGATGTTGTACTTCAGTTCCTTATCGACCTGCTCACCAAAGCGTTCGATGACACGACCACGATATTCCTTGTAGCTCTTATCGATTGCGGCATAAGCAGCACCAAGAGCAACATTACGCTTACGCAGAATATTGTTGGAAGCGAGAATACTTGTTACGGACAAAGAACCGAGAATCACAGCAGGAGCGTAAAGCTTCGCATACTTGATACCCGTCTGTACATAGGTAACAGCAAGTTCCTTCTGAGCATCTTCCTTGGTGTAAACCTCACCAGTAGGAGTAACACCATTCTTTTCAGCTTCGTGAATAGCGTCGATGTCTTCCTTAGCTTCAGCAGTAATCTTGCCTACCTTAGTAGTTGCCTTACAAGCAATAACGGCACTTGCAACAGCGCCAATAACACCAGCCACAACCAGAATCTCAGGGCTGTGCTTCTTAAGAGTCATAGTGGTCTTATTAACAACGCCACTAACGCTCTTCATGATTTCATTCTTATTTTTCATGGTTTGAATTCTCCTTTTTATTATTTGTTAGAATTGATTTCCGCACCGCAAGCAGCATAACCAGCCAAATCGACATAGCTGTCGTCCGTAGCCGTACCTGTTCTGATTCGTGCGATCTTGAGCAGTGCCATCATCATGGCAACATCGTTTGCAGTAAATTCAACGCCCTTATAGACGCTCCAAAAGCCAGCAATAGCGGTAAAGTTATCTTCGGGAGAACCGTATTCATTCTCCCGCTGACCGCATACACAAGCTTTTGCCTTATCCAGAGTCTCAGCTCTTGTCATCATTTTCATCCTCCTCATCAAGTGTATAAGGAATATAACTACGCTTACGTTCTTTAGCAACGACCTGGCATCCGCAAGCAGGGCAATCGAAAGCATCATACAGACGCTCTTCGTCATTAGATCCTAGTGCTACTGCAAAACCGGTTTTACCATTGTCACGAGCGATATAATGCTTCTCGATGATAGCATTAAATTTGGTACCACATACTTTACATTCAAGCATCTGAATTCTCCTTTCAGTTCAAAGGCACAACACGAGGGAGTTTGAGAATATAACCATCTCGAACTCTCACAGGCTGTGCACCATTGAGGTTTGTCCAACCATAACGGTTCATTGTGAAATTATCATTAGGAACACGAGCCAGATCATACAGATCAGCTACACTTACAGTGCCGTACTGATTGATAATATCGTGCATAGCATCAAGCACAGATTCTGCATCGCCACGAGTGTCAAAGACAATATCATCGTAGTCGATTCCGCTTCGTCTGTTTGAGCCAGAGCCTGCACGAACACGATCAGAGTTCTGGTCATAATAATTTCGATATGACACTTTCTGTGCTCCATTAGATCTCTTAGATCTACCGGCTTCGCCGTACAGAATCATATCGATACCTGTAGTAACAATGTCGGAAATAGCCTTTTTAACAGCAGGTACAATAACCTCCATCAAAATATAAGACTTAACATTGTTAGCATCTTCAGCGATAAAGACATCAGCGAATTTTTGCATTTCGCCTTTCTTTCTGGTTTTTGCAGTCCCGGTAATAACTGCTTCTACTTTTTTATCTGATTGAGCTTCCTGACGAGCCTTATCAGAATTAGATTTATATTCCTCCACGGGGTTTCTCCTTTCTTAAGCCGGAATAAGCTTGCCGGGCAATGTGATCTTGGTATTAGGCATCAAGCCATTTTCCTTTTTATAGCGATAAGCAAGATTACTTTTCGCCTTAGCTTCGGAAGGGGCGTATGTAGAAGCTTTCCAGCGATGCTGGACGCAATCTTCAAAACGCATAACGGGTCCATCATACCTGTATTCTCTCATGTGCTTAACCTCCAATCTTTTCAGGTAAAAAGATAAAAGGGAAAGCACCTTGTTACAGGCACTCTCCCTTATCCGAACCTTTCAAATTTCAGTTTTGTTTTAGTTTTCCTCAACCGCATCCACGACCTCAGAATCCGCGTACATCGCCTGCTCTTCAGCAGCCATCTTCTTCTGGTCGATCTTGGCCTTGATATTAGCCACTACCGGCTTTGCAACATACTTGTAGACAACATAGCCTACAACTACGCTCAAACCGATACCAGCGGCAATCTTTACGCCCTTGCTCATACCAGTGTTTTCGATAACCTCTTCAGTAGCCTCGATAACCTCGTTGTTCATGATGTTAGTGTTTTCCATTGTGAAATCTCCTTTCAAATATGTGAAATTACGGAAGTGTTCTTCCATTAAATAAGTTGTAAATTTCGCGCGGCAAATCACCTATAATCGTAAACTGGAGCTACTCTATAGTCCATTACGAGGCAAGGTGTGCCATTTGCGTCCAAATGAGACGAGAAATCGATCTCAATATAGCCTTTATCGATGTGCCAACCGAGATCATCGCCTAAAGTAGTGCCATCCAAACCGAGTTCGTAGTAAAAATCGTTCAAGCTGACATACATTTCATCACGCATCTGACGATTAAGGTCATTTACAATGCGAGTAATAGTATCTCTATCAGACTTGAAATATCTACCTGAAATGGCGTCATAGCAGATTGTATTACCTCCACGCTCGGTTAAAATAACCTCACGAACAGGATTCTTTATCATTTTTTCCTTAGCAACCTGCTCACGGATGCCCTGTTCTTTCTTTTCGCCGATCGTTTCTACCACTTTCTCCTGATACTCTTTGAGAGTAGTTTCGGAAAGGGTATAAGCAGTAGCAAGAGCCGCATTTCGACGCAGGTTTGTTGAACTCGCACCTACGAGACAAAGGACGGATGCTGTACCTACAATCGCAGATGGAATATAACAAGGCCATGCAGCCTTAACGGTTTCCATTTTGGTTAGTTCATCCGTATCAAGCTCTTCCTTTTTATCTTCGATAAGAACAAGGGCTTTAGGTGTCGCACGAACAGCCATAATGGTAGTAGTAATCATACCAGCAATACCAATGCCAGTAAGAATTTCAGGGCTATGCTTTTTCATAGCAGCCCTAGCGCTTTTAATGATGCTTGATAAATTGGGTTTAGCCATTTGTTTCTCCTTTCAGTGAATTAGCATTCGCCCACAAGGGGCGTCGATTTATTTAACCAACCAGAAAACCGGACGAACCCCGCCAGAGGTCGACGCGCCGCGGTAGTACGTAGTGCCATGGCCGTACACACGAGCGAAATCCGCCGCAGAATAATCCTTCTTAGTTGCATTTTGCAGCCAATACCACTCGTAGTCATCGTTATAGTCAGCTACACGATTCTTGCGCTTAGTCATGAGAGGAAGCTGCTCGTCATTGTCAGGCTTGATAGCTCGCTCATACCAGTCATCATGTCCAAACATCTGACCGTATGTAGGCAGCGTAAGATCCTGAATTCGTTCCTGCAATTCCTCAGGGAATGCGCTGAACAGAACAGTATCCATCCACTTCTTGAGCTTAGACTTAGCGTAACCGCCCTTATTAGTCCAGTCATTGTTCATAGGCTGCTCTGCAACACAGTCGTCAAACATGAACAGAACACCTTTGTCAGTGATTTTCTGAGCTGTTGCGGTAAATTCGCCAAACTCAGCCAGAGCAATAGTGATCTGATCGCCCATCTGAATCTGCTGAATGTCCTGTACTTCCAGTTCCTGCTTTCTAATTACGTTCATCATTGTTTTTTTTCTCCTTTCAAATTAAACAAATAACAGAATGATTTCTTCTGCTGTTTCGTAAGCCGTTCGAAATATAAATGTTCGTTGCTCGTCATCGCCGCTGTGATAAGCATAGTAATACATTTCGAACATGAAACTCTCGATAATATCAATAGGTGGATCAAGTGGACGATCCATGATACGCTCGATAATTTCTAATGCAGCCCATTGTTCATAGGACCTTTTCTTAAATTCGTATTTGTCCCAAGAAAAAGCAGGGCTAAAAAGATGTTCACGGATAAATTCCGTGACGAGTGTTACAGCTACATCGCACATAACCAATTATTGGACAAGAAGAAAGAGCCCTTGTTAGGACTCCTCTTCATCGTCTTCATTTTCGTTCAGTGCGGCAAGCTTTGCGTCGATACACTCGTTGATTCGTTCATCCATTTTCTTCTCGTTTACCCAATCGGTAAGCAATGTCATTGCTACACCTCCTACAGTTGCGACAAGACCAAGGATTTTAACCAATTTACTGTTATTCATAAAGCGAAACCTCCTTTTCGTTTTTCATAATGGGGAATGTATTTTTTGCGGACTTAGATATCTTCCATCCAGTCCGCTGTAGGCTCAAAAACCATATCGATAATATAAATCTCCATACCGTCTTCGAGTGTTACTCGTCGATGGTTGAAATCGATCCAGTAGATATCGCCGTTTACAGAAGACCAGCCAACAGCATCACCGAGTTCCGTCTTTTCAAGTCCCAAGAACTCGTAAAAGTCATTCAAAGGAATCGTACCTGCAAACATAAAATTACGATTCAAGTGATACTCTGCCTGAATAACTTTCTCAATGGTTGTCTCAAAGTATCGCTGAGAGAAACTGTCATAGAATGTGCGAATTACCTCAGGCTCCATACCCTCACCAAAGTCCAAAGACGAGTTAGTAAAGAATCCTGGTGTTGAAATAGAGACGTCCTTACACTTTTCGCTCATGATTGAGTCGACAATAGCGTTGTGGGTCTCTTCTCCATACAGTTCCTTCAGTTTGTCCTTATACTCCTTGTAGGAATTCTGGACGAGTGCATAGGCACTTGTGAGTGCTGCCTGCTGACGCCTATTCAAAGCGTTTGCACCCATAATGCAGGCGATTGTAGAAGCACCGATTGCAACAGCCGGAATATAACATTTCC